ATAATGAAAAATTTTACATACTGAAAAATATAGGATAAAAATGAAACCTGATTTTATGTTACATGAGTTAGCTGACAAGCTGCCAGCTATTAGCTTAGTAAGCGATTGCTTCCATGCGAATGTTGGTAAATATCTATTAAACCCTGACCCTCTCGCCGACCCTGATTTAAACATCATAACACCGAGATATGTTAACTATATCAATAGGGCTAACTATGTGAATGTAGTTAGAAAAACGATTAATTCACTGGCAGGCTTGGTGTTTAGTAAATACCCACTGATTGAGCTTGATGAAGCGATTAAAGACGTTGGTGCAAATATTAATGGTGCAGGACTATCTATTGCCCAGCAAGCTCGCGAGGTGCTTATTGAAGTGCTTATTAAAGGGCGGGCTGGATTACTAGCCGATTATCCTGATAATGTAGCGGGTTTGACACGTGCAGACGTTAAGGCGAGTGGGATTAAACCATTTATTACAGTTTACACAGCAGAGCAAATCATTAATTGGCGTGTTGAGAATAAAAAGCTAACACTTGTTGTTTTATCAGAAAAGTATCTAAGTGAGGACGACGGGTTCGAAGCTAAGTATGATGAACAATTGTTAGTTTTACGATTGGTAAACGGTATCGTTACTAGCGAACGTTATAGAAGCAGTGGCGGGCGTGATTGGGTTTCACAAGGTGTTAGTGAGTTAAAAGATGGTAAAGGCAACAACCTTGATCAAATACCATTCTTTTTTGTTGGTGCCCAAAATAATGATGAAACGGTAGACGACTCACCAATGTTTGATATTGCCAAAGTTTCTATTGCGCATTACAGAAACAGCGCAGATTACGAGGACTCGGTTTTCCTAGTAGGTCAGCCTACTTTATTTATTTCAGGACTTACACAGGACTGGAACGGGGCTGATACGCAAATAATATTAGGTTCACGCGAAGCGCATTTATTGCCTTTGGGTGCTACAATCGATTTAATCCAAGCTGAGCCAAACAATATTGTTAAAGAAGCTATGGATAAGAAAGAGCAGCAAATGGTGTTCTTAGGTGCTAAGTTAATCGAATCTAGCTCATCAACAAAAACCGCAACTGAGGCTGGCGGGGATCTCGCGGAGGAAACTTCAGTATTAGCAACCTTAGCAAACAATGTTTCAGACGCATATACAAAAGCTGTTAATTATCTATGTCGTTATGTTGGTGTTGATGATGCGGCTTGCATGGTTTCATTGAATACTAACTTCTCAACCAACAAAATGACAATGCAAGACTTGATAGCAATCATGCAGCTTTGGCAGGGTGGTGCGATTACATTTAGTGAGATGCGGGATGTTTATGTCGAGAATGAAACAGCTACCATAGAGGATGCTGAGCTGGCTAAAGAAGTGATTAATCAACAGTTACCTTTACCCTCAGCTAAAAGCTGATAGCTGATAGCTTATGTTCATACTATTAGTAATCATCACTTTAGGCATAGTCGCTTTGATTATGTACGTTACAAGAAATTAACTTCTATTGCGGGTTAGCTCAATCGGCAGAGCATTGGCTTCATAAGCTAGTTGTTGGCGGTTCAAGTCCGTCACCCGCTTCCATTTTTTTTAAGGTCTTAGCATAGTGGTAATGCAGCGGACTCCAAACCCGTTTATGTAGGTTCGATTCCTACAGACTTTGCCAATTTTTTCAAGATAATCACGCCCGCATAAGGGATAACTAAAAATGCAAAACGACCTTTTCTACTTTAATGAGACCTTAAAACGCGCCATCACTATTGAGAGATTTAAGCAACATAATGTCAATAATCTTAATGAACTTTTTAAGCGTGTTGATGATTATATGAAAACCTTAAATGGTTTAGAAACAACCAATGAATCGGTTATTGCAAAAATTAAATCTAATTTAGAAAATATTTATAAGGATTTTGGCTTGCAGCTGACAGCTACTATGTCTCAAGTATTCATTGATGCCTATGAGTATGAACATGAAGCGATTGCCGAAGCCTATCCTGATAGTAAAGATGATTTGATTATCATAGGGCTGGCTGCTTTAGCATCCTTAACAATGAAAGTGATCACCGAAATACCTTTAATGTTAGACGGTGATAAAGGTCGCTTATTATCAAGTTTATTAAATGATTTTACCATTGCTGAATCTGAATTGATTGCAAACAAAGTCAGGGCTGGCGTGTTTGAGGGTAAGCCTATTGCGGATATTGTTAAAGAGATTCGCGGTACCAAACAAGGCAACTACAAAGATGGGCTGATTGAAACATCACGACGCCACGCGGACGCATTGACCCGTACAGGTATACAACGGGCGGAGAGTTTAGGGCGTGATGAATTCGCACAGCGTAATGGTGAGATTTTTGACGGCGTACAGTTCCTTGCCATAATTGATTCTAAAACGTCCAGATTGTGCAGAAGCATAGACCGAATGATAGTCCCTATAACCGACCCACGACGCCCTCCCTTCCATGTTAATTGCAGAACAACTTTTATTTATGTAGTTAAAGACCGCTATGTTGATGGTAAACCCAAAGACAGATCTGTTAAAAATGGCGACACCAAAAACATGCAGTATTACGATTGGTTGGCGCAACAGCCCGCCAGCTACCAAGATGAGATATTGGGCAAAACGCGGGGCAAGTTGTTTCGTGACGGTGGACTTACTACTAAGCAATTTAGTGAACTCAACATTAACAAAAACTTTGAACCATTAACTTTAGACGAAATGCGGAAGTTAAGACCCAAAGCGTTTGAGAAAGCGGGATTATAAGCTAACAGCTGGGAGCTGGCATGATTAAATTAATAGATTTAACAGCACTACATAATACTGATGATGAGATTTATTCTACTAAATTTAAAGATAATGTAGAGGTGTTTTTGAATGGTGTGAAACTCAAAAACTGTGTCTTTTGCAACGTTACACGCGGTTTTGTAATCGTAATGAAAACAGACCTCAACGACCGTAAGGTTATTTTTGGTGATGATTTTCTGTATGAAATTTTATCGGGTGATATTAAAGCTACTTGGATTTCAGGTTATTCAAGATGAAAAATAAATTAGTAAAATTCGCGCTTATTTTATTGTTGGCATTGTTTATCCAGTTCCTACTTGCTTATGCACTATTTGGAACTGTGTTTAAATCAATTCTTGCAATTATTATTCTTAACTTAACTATTGCGCCTATTAATCGTGATATCACTAAGTTAAAAGAGAAAGTTGGGGTGTGATAATGCTATTCGAAGCATCAACAACGCTTGAATTCAAGTATAAAAATACATTTAGGATTGCGGGCGTGTTTAAAAATGATGATGGGAGTTTGCTTGATATTAGTGGCTACCAGCTGTCAGCTAGTATCAGAAATCAACGCGATGTAAAGGTGTGTGACGTTATTATCACATCATTAGGTAACGGTTTCTTAGAGTTTAGGCTTCCTGCGGGCGTGGTGATACCTGTTGGTACGTACTATATGGATGTGCTAACCGTCACTACGATTGGTGGCGAAGTGGTTGAACGCAATACTGATATTGTTGAGATCGTGGTAAAAAGGACGGTGACACATGCCTAGACTTGAATTAACAGTAATTGATGATGATATCGATTTGTCACTAGTTGATCAGAATGGATCAATTGGTGTAACTGCTGACCAAAATCAATTTGCAACACTGTATATTGACCCCATTGTCAGTACTAGAGTTGTAGAGGGTAGCGTTTTAGCTGCTGATTTGATAAGCAAAGATACTGATAATTTAATTGAGCAGGGTAGTGACGGACTATTAAAAGTTGAAAACGATACTACAGATTATCTTGCTTATTACTTACTTGCGAAAGGTTGATAAAGATGGAATTACAAAGAGTTAACGAGTGTGAGATTAGTTACAAAAAATTACAAAAACATGGTTGAAACACAACTATATATCATGTTATAGTATGATAAAATATAAAAGAGTTGTAAATCCAACATATTAAGGTAACTCATGTCAAGCTCACTGTAAAAGGTGGGCTTTTTTATTGTCAGGTGTTTTATGTTACAGAATTATGAAAAGCTAATCGACGAATTGATGTTGTTTGACTATAGCAACCTATCTAAACTTCCCGAACTCTTTGAAGGCTTATCGATTTATGATGTTGTTGCTGCAAGCGAAGTTTTTACACTTGATGAAGCAATAGAACACTCGCAAGTAGCTAAAGTTAAATTTGTTTTAGAATCAATTCTAAATAATACCTGCGATTTTAGCAAAGTAATACCACTCGATATTAAAACCCTTTACGCTGCTAGCGATTACTATGCAGCTATTAAAGCTTCGCAGGCGTGATATGGATAACTCATTAAGTGATTTAGAAGCCGCAATATTCGAAAAAGACGCTGACCTACAACAACTCGCCCGCGATAACTCAAGATTTTTAACTGCGTTGTCAGGTGACTTGGTAAGCGCATACGCAATACTGCAAAAGAACGATATTGAGACCGTGTTTCTAATGCTGGCGGGGATTAAAAAGGCTGTTGATTTAATGCAAGAAGCCAACGACAACTATGCACACACAATAACACTTCGTCAGATCACGCCCGTCGCGTCTGAATTAATACACTAAGGATTAAATAACAATGGCAAAACAATCAGAAAAATTGAGTCTAATCTTTACAAGACTAGGTGAGGATTATAAAGCGCTTGAGACCAAAATTGGCAACTTAACTGCGCTAACCACTACTGAAAAAACAAATCTAGTCGCCGCCCTAAATGAATTACAAAGCGCTATCAATGCGATTAATGATCAAGTAGCAAACGCTAGTGCAATCAATGATAACACTACATCAACTACGACCTCATGGTCATCTAGCAAAACATCAACAGAATTACAAAAAGTATCGGATGACGCTGTTTTAAAAATCCAACAATTAAAAGACGACCTGTTGGGTGGTGCTAGCAGTGCTTTTGATACCTTCAAAGAATTACAAGATATGTTTAACAATGATGCTTCATACGCATCTAAAGTAGCTGACGCCTTAGCAAAACGTGTAAGAGTTGACGCTGCCCAAACATTCACTGTTGATGAACAAAAACAAGCCTGCGAGAATCTAGGCATTGGTGATCCAACTGTAGATTACGTAGCTATTTACAATGCTGCGAAGGCTTAAAGCTAATAGCTGTCAGCTAATGGATTGGCGTGATGGTATAAGAATGGAGGCTGTTAGCTGTGGCTACAATGTCAGATTATTTAAAGAATATTGTTACAACGATTGCAGGGGATATTAAAGCCTTATTTTCTAAGTTTGATGCTAGTGGTAAGTTATTAAAATCAAACCTGCCAGCCCTGACTAAAGCTGATGTTGGTTTGGGTAATGTAAATAATACCGCGGATGTTGAAAAGGACGTTAGAAGCGCTAGTAAATTAACAACTGATCGCCGTATTGAGTTTTCAGGTGCGTTATACGCTTATGGCGACTTATATTTTGATGGTTCTAAAGATATTAAAATCGGTGTTGATTTAGAACCTGCCCCAGCTTTTAAAAACCTATACGGCGGGGCTAATTACTCCAGACCTAGTGGCGACCCCTCACCTGATACTTATTCAACAGGTACTAGATACGTAAGTTACTACCCCCAACCGACATACCCATGGTACAACTGGCTATCAAGTGTGGGTTATGCGTGGATTGATACAGTAAGAGTAGGAGAGGATGCTATTCAAACAGCAATCCCTCAGGCAAATGGGTATTATTTTAAGGGAATGTTCATCAGGAGACTTCGTTCAAGTAGTTCAGATAATACTGCCAATAACAATAGATGGGTTCCGATATCTACAAATGTAGCTACTTATGAATCAACAACTTCTGAAGCGCCCAATGTCTATGTGGGTGCAGAGGGTGTTTTAAAAAGGTCAACAAGTTCTCAAAGTAGCACTTTAATATTAACAGGGGTTATAGGCAAAGCCTCAAACCCCCTTACTATTATCTCGCATGGGGTAGACGCCTCAAGAATTAAAAGTATTAATGCAAGGGTAGATAGAAAAGAAGGTACTTCATCTAAAGATTTTGTTTGGGATGGTACGATAAAACCGCTTACCAGTTCAGTTAGTTACTCAAGCTTATTTGTAGTTAATGTTACAGATACTTCAGTAATTATAACTGCGCATAAAGACGGTGTTGATATTCATGATAAGACAGTAACCGTATTTATTGAGAGATATTAAAATGGCAAATTATTTATTTACAGATAAAGCTGGTACTACTCGCAGGCGGGCTAGTGAAATAACTTTACGTTTTCCCGCAAGCGGAGTTCCCACCATTACTTTTACGGAGGAGGATAGAATTATTCTCGCTGATGGTAAACAAGTTATTACACCTGTTGATGCTAAACGTGTTATTGATATTGATGAAACCTTTATGCAAAAAACTTTTCCTAGTCGCGACGTAGAAAGCGGAGAAGTAACTGAGGGCTTAAGAACAGGCGCTGATATTTTTGCAAATGTTTTTAGCGCGATTGCGGATGTTTATATCCAAACAGGGATCGAAAGCGACGAACAATTGTCTAGTGACAACACGCCAGCCTAAACCGCTATAAATACATATCATAATTCATATTCGTTGTAGCTGCGACAGTTCTCAAAAAAAAGTGTCGCAACTTTGCGCATGTTAGTGACAAGGTTTCCGTCTTTTGCGACACTTTTAGACCATTTTTTAGGAATTCTTTTGAAATTTTAAAAATGAAATATAATACAAATAGTGTAATTACTGGAAAAGTTCCTGAAATTTCATGCAGAAGTGTCGCAAAAACCCTCTTTGCATGGAATAGACGGTAGTTAGACTGCGACACTTTTTTTGCGGATGTGTCGCAAAACCACCCTCACCTCGTTATTTATGACTTTTTTATCAATTTGAATAACTTTACATAAAAAATAACAAAGATTTAATAGCACTGTCATTTGTAGACTATTGTTTACAGATAACAATCCTATTTTATTTTTTACAAGGCGCGGAATGTTTCCTTGCCAATTTAATCCTAGAGGTAGTGCCAAATGGATCCAAACGACGAAAATGAAAACAAACAGTCTGTGACTGATAACCAAACCGATGCTAACAACACGCCAGCCCCTGATGTTGCAAAATTGCTTGCTGAAATCGAATCACTAAAAAACCATAACGCTTTATTGCTTAGTGAAAAGAAAACTGAACAGCAACGTAAAAAAGATGCTTTAGCTGAAAAAGAACGCCTTGAAGCCGAACAAGCCCGTAAAAATGGTGATGTTGAAGCGATTACTAAACAGTATGAAACCAAAGTAGCGGAACTTCAAAACGAGTTAGCAAGACGCGACGCTGCGCAAGAAAAAGCATTGATTGATAAAACTGCTTTAGACATTGCATCTCAATTAACTGACAATACCAACAATCGCGATATTATTGCAACATTAATCAATAATCGCTTTAAAGTTGTTGATGGTCAGATCAAAGTGTTGAATGCGGATGGTGAGATTTCTATCAATGATTTAAATGCCTTTAAAAATGAATTAATTGCTAGTGGCAAATACGATTCATTAATCGCAGGTACGAAAGCGACGGGTGTCGGGTCAACAGGTGCAAAAGGCACTATTAATAAAACTGAATTAACAGAAAAAGAGATGCGCGAGTTGTTAGTTAACGACCCTGTGCGTTTTTACCAATTATTCCCAAAGAAAAACTAATAGCTAATAGCTAATAGCTGTTAGCCACTCTTTAAACCTTTCAAGGACTTTTAAAAACATGGATGAATTATCTTTATTAAACGTATTCAGCCGCGAGTTGTCTATCACCCTGCAAGACCAAAACCCTATTGATAATTTTTGGTTTCAGACTGGGGCTTTTACTCGTAATGCCGACGTATTGCGTGCTTTAAATAGCGGCGAGGATGCAGTTACTATTCGTAATATTGGCAAACTTGATGCTTCGGTAGAACCTAACTACCCTAACACCATCGTTTCCGATATTGCCCACCCACAAACTATCGGCGCTAGAAAATCTGCAGCTCGTGTTGCTCGCATGGTGCGTGCTGTTTATTTCTCAGATTTAGAGAATGAATTAACTAGCGGCGAACCAAACCGCGCTGTTGTAGCAGCCCTGAATGAATCGTGGGATGAAACAATGGAGTTGCGTGCCATTGCAAGTACCTTCGGTGTTTACAACGCTATGAAAACCGATAAAAACAAAGGCGATTATATTGTCAGTGCAACTACAGGTTTTGATGTTAATGCCTTTATCGATGTAGAGTCGCTATTACCAAAAAATACCTATTCAGGTGTTATTGTCGTGCATTCCCGCGTTGCTGCCGCTATGCGTAAACAAAAACTGATCGACAAAGTTACCGATTCAGCAAACGTAAAACCTGTTGAATTCTATAATGGTAGACGAGTTCTTGTCTCTAATGACCGCGCTGATCCGATCAGTGGTAAGACCTACAACTGGACGCAAATCGGCGAAGGCTCATCTGCAAAATACTTAACAATCGTCTGCGATAATAACGCATTCGCTGCTGATATCCTTCCTGACTACAACGACCTTGAAGTTTCAAGAACTGCGTTCACAGGTAATGGTGGTGGTCATACTGCGATTTGGTCAAGACGTAAATCTATTATCCATCCTAGCGGTTTTAGTTTTGAAGCGACAAAAGACCAATTAACAGGTGGTACGATTAATGAACACTTGTACGCAAGCTTAGATGACTTAGCAAACGGGAACTTATGGAAAATTTCAGGAAATTCTAATATCCGTTTCTTGTTAACCACAGCTAACTAAACACAAAAAAGTATTTCGACAAGGTTGATACTAAAGATTGGTATCAGCCTATTTTTTTTATTTTTCAATATGAATAAAAGGACACAAAAATGGGACTACCTACTAATACCCAAAAACCTGACTATCTACATGTGTTTCCTAGCGACAAAGCTTATTTTGATACTCGCTCAAGCACAGAGGATCAACTTCGCGTTACTGTTGCAGACAAAAGTGGCAAAGACTACAACGTCAAAGACCCTCAAAAAGTAACGACTGTTGTAACTGGAACCCCTAAAAAAGGCGGCGGCGCTTAATAAGTTTCAACCCTTTCAGTGCTTTCACGGACGAGAGCGCTGATCCCTATTTTTAAACGAGAATTGTTATGAACGAATACATTACTGCTGACAGCTTAGAGTTGATAGCAAATCTTGATTTAAGCGATTATTCGGACAAAGAAATCGCTGTTGAACTTGCTAATGCTTGGCTAAATGGCTATAAGCTGCCAGCCTATGATTCTGTTACAGACGTTCCTAGACCTATTGTACTTGCGGGTGCAAAAATCATTCAAGGCTATATGGCGGGCGAGATGTTTAGTGGCAATGACGGTTTGTTCGTAAAACGTAAGAAAAGCAAAGCGGATGTTGTTGAAACAGAAGTTGAGTATTCTGAAAATATCGCTGCTAAAAAAGAATCGCAGTATGAAGTGATCGCTCGCGCATTGATCAAACCATTTATTGTCGAGAATAAGGGTGGTTATCGTAGACTTTCTGTTGTAAGGGGTTTTTGATGGGTTTGAAAAGTGATATCACACAATCAATTGCCGAAGCATTTGCAACAGACTTAAAAGACGCTGTTAAACCCTTTACAGGTAAGCGTGTGGTGCATAATGAAGGCTCATACGATATTTTAACTAACTCATATACCGATGCCAGCGATACTACCACTAACTATTCAGGTAAGGGTGTTTTTGCTGGGTACACGTCGTATGAAGTCGATAATGAAACTATTTTAGCAAGCGACCAAAAACTAATATGCTTGCAAAGTAATTTAAAACCCCAGCTTGATGATGTTATCAATGATGTTTATCAGGTCGTTCGGGTTAAACAAGACCCTGCCAGCGTGGTTTGGATTTTGCAATTGCGGAGGTCGTAATGATAACAATGGGTTTTGACAACGACCCCTTAGCGTTTATTGACCTTATTGAGAAGGATTTTCGCAAAAAATATAAGCAGGTTTGCCATGATGTACTAGGTTATTTACAAATGTTTTCCCCTATTGATAAAGGGAACTATATGAATAATCACCACGTATCTTTCGATAAACCTGAACCTAAATACATATTAAAAGAGCGAGACCAACAAAACGAGGTTATTAAATTTTTTGGCGGCGATCAAAACGTAAAAATCGACAGCATGCCAGCCAATAAGACGCCAATCGTATATATTCAAAACAACGTACCATATGCGGGTTATCTTGAATTCGGTACAACTAAATTCGCGCCTTTTGCTGTGTTCAGTAGAGCGGTAGCTGCGACGGTGAGTGTACATAAATGAATGATATCTTAATTGAACAACTTATAACCTCGCATTTATTAAAGTTCCCCAACATTGACCAAAAAAGAATAACCAAACCCAATGTCAACTATACCCCTCCCGTGACTGGCGTGTGGCTGCGGGTTTTTGTTAAATCTACGGTGAACAAGGTAGCGTCCGTTACTGTAGAACCCTGCGTTATTGAGAATGGACTTTTAATAATTCAAGTTTTTGATCGTGAGAATAATGGTACTGGCGTGGTGAAGGTTTTTGCAAGTGCGCTCGCGGGTCATTTTAACTGTAAACAACTCGGCAGCCTAAATCTCTGGGCGGCAACAATCAATGACGTTGGCTTAGATGGTAATGGCTTTTACCAATTTAATATAAGCGTCCCCTATGAATTTTTAAACTAAAAAAGGATTTTAAATTATGGTAGCTATTGCAAAAGGCGCCCGCGCAATCATGTCGTACGCGCCACAAACTGATAGTAATGTTAAACCAACTACAGGGTGGAAAAACCTGCCTTACAAATCAGTTTCTCTATCACCAAAATATGAAAGTACGCAATCAGAAACAATTACGGATAGCCGTGTTGAATCAAGTGGTCTTGTTAGTAAAGCAACTGTAGAAGGCGATATTGGTACTGAATTATCACTAGGTACTTATGACGACCTATTAGCAGGTGTTGCTTTTAACGACTGGCAAGACAATGTACTAGTGTTTGGTGGTGAAATTGAAAAAATGTTCGCATTTGAGCGCTTCCAAAAAGACATCGGCATTGCCCACTACTTTAATGCTTGTATGATCAACACCTTCAAAATGTCTATTGCTGAGGGTCAGTTAGTTAGTGCGGATTTTGGCGTTATCTCTCGTGGTTATGATGAAAAATCGGATGGCACTGTATTCGCATTAAACCCTACTGCGCAGCCGTTCCTATATAAAGCATCTAGCCTATCGGTACAAGATATTAAAATTGATGGTGTCACAACAAGAGGTGTTGCTTGTGCTAAGTCGTTTGACATGGAAGTTAACAACAATGGGCAGTCTGTTACCTGCTTAGGAAGCGGCATTTATGCCAGTGGTATCGCTGAAATGAAACAGGCGGTCACAGGTAATCTTACACTTGCCTATTCGAGAGGTTCGCATGATATTGTTAAGAACCAAATCACAGGCGCCACCGTTTCTGTTGAAGTTATTTTAACATTTAAAGACAAGAGCGGCGCATTGAAGGGTAGCTATGTTTTCACCCTGCCAATGATTCAGGTTACAGGCGATATCCCATCGGGCAGTATGAATGATTTACTAAACCAACAAATCACTTATCGCGCTGTAGAACAAGCAATCACAATCAAACGTGTTATTAATACTTAAACAAGCTTAATGCTTATAACTACCAGCTCTTAGCTATCATCTAAGGGCTTTTTTTATCTATTTATTTGTTGTCGAAAAAGGAAACATTATGAGTATTTTAGTACAAAAACGTGAAAAAGTAACAGTAGAAAACACCCCTTGCGAGTGGAAGGCTTATAAAAATGGCGTAAGCTTCGAATTATATGGCGCTGCCCACCCTTTATACCAATTCGCGATGGCACGTTTCTATGGCATTGTTAGTTCTCAAGATATTCTAGAATTGGATGAACACTCTCTAACGGGTGAAGCCCAGCTGGCTATTTTTGCTAAATACTTGGTTAAAGACTGGCAAGGGGTTGAAGGTGAGGATAACGAAAAACTAGAAGTCACACCTGATAACTTTTTATCTTTGATTGAAACCGATCCTGCTGTATGGGATTTTGTTAATGAAAAAGTAATCGAAATTCAAAACGACTTCAATAAAAAAGTTGAAGCAACCAAAAAAAAGCAATCGAGAGTTTCAAGTGGCAAATAGAATACGGTAACTTATCCGACTTTGAAAAAGAGATGCTTGAGTATGTGACGGGTGTTGATATACCACCCCAGCCCCCGTCGGATTATTACGTTGAGACGATTATAAATACATTCTTTTTTGCATCTCCTGCTCGGAAAATTGTGATGGGGTTAGATAATATTCTTTATTTAAAACTATCAGTGAAGGATATTACAGACGTCGTTGAGGTACATGATGTGCCAATACCTCGCTCTATGCTTGATGTATGTATACTCGCAATCGATGCTATTTTTGTAGAAAAATTAAATTCGAAACCCCCTGCGGATGACAAGGAATAGTCAACATGTCAGAACAATTAACAAATTTGGTAGTGCGAGTTAGTGACGGCGATACAGTATCACGACTTAAAGATATCAAGCAAGCATTAAAGGATATCAGTGCTGCGACAAAGGGTGTTATCACTGTCAATAATACCTACCAAACAACCACTCATAATCACGCCCAAACAATCAATAATAATTCGGGTGCGGTCAGAAACAACACCAGAGTTGTCAATGATAATTCAAACACATTTCGATATAACACCCGCGTATTAAATGACAATTCAAACAATGTTAGAAACAACACCCGCGTTGTTAACGATAATTCGGTTAATGTTAGAAACAACACCCGCGTATTAAATGACAATTCAAACAATGTTAGAAACAACACCCGCGTTGTTAATGATAATTCGGTTAATGTTAGAAACAACACCCGCGTATTAAATGATAACAGCGTAGCTATTAATAACAATGCTAATAACCTTCGTGGGTTGTCGGGTGCTGCGGCTAATGCTATTGGTTCTTTTGGTAATCTAAATTCAATATTAGCAACAGTAGCATCAACCTCAAGCTTGTTGTATATCGCAAAAACCGCCGATGATATGCAATCTTTAAACTCGCAGATCAAACAGGTTACTGCTAGTGAAGCTGAATATGCTGCGGTTAAACAGCGTTTGAATACGCTTGCTAATGAAACTAGAAAAGATATTGGCGCAACTATAAACCTGTATACTAATTCTGCGCGTGCAATGGCGAACATGGGTAAATCCCAGCAGCAGGTTTTAGATTTCACCCGTAATATTTCACTTGCAATGACTGTAGGTGGCAAATCAGCTAACGAACAAAAAGCCGCTCTTTTGCAGCTTGGTCAAGCGATGCAATCGGGTGTTTTTCAGGGTGATGAATTCCGTTCTATATCTGAAAACGCGCCAATCCTTCTTGATTTAGTTGCAAAGCATTTAAACAAAACAAGGGGTGAAGTTCGCGAGTTATCTAAAGAAGGTAAAATCACAGCGCAGGTGGTTGTTGATTCATTAAGTGGCGCTACAAAGGAACTTGAAAAGCGTTTCAGTGAAATGCCCTTAACCATGTCTCAATCATGGACAATTGGGATGAACAGTGTCAAAAATGGCATTGATAATTTCATGAACACAACAAACGGTATTTCTCAAACCGTTGGTAAAACTATCCTTTACATTAATTCTAATTTTGAGAGCCTTGCCCGCATCGCAGGTGCTGTTGTTGTAGGCGCGCTTGGTAAATACGTTGTAAGTGTTACTGCTGCTACGTTAGCAAACAAAGGGTTTACAGCATCAGCTATGTTAGCTACCAATATGGCTGCGGCTAATGCTATTGCTAACAGAGCTAACGCCATTGCAATCGGAACTTATACTGCTGCTATGACCGCGTTTTCACGTGTTGTTGGTGGCGGTAGTACAGTGATGGCTAACCTGACTGCGCAAACAACCCTTTCAGGTCGTGCGCTAGTGCTATGGACTGCTTATGCCAATGCGGCTAATGCTGCGGGCGCTCGCTTATGGGCTACTACCTCAGGGCTGGCAGCTGCTAGCGGAACAAAAGCGGCTACTGGTATCGCAACAATGACTGGCGGGCTGTTGAATTTAGGTAAGATTATTAATGCGCATCCGCTTATGCTTCTTGCGGGCGTGATATTTAGTATTGTTGCTAGTACAGAGGGGTTTGATGGTGCATTAAAAAGCTTAGGTGACGCGCTTGGGGTTGTTGGTATTCTTGCTAAAGATTTAGTTGAGGGTATTGGTAAAGGTATTGTAAGTATTACAAAATCAGTTAGCGGTTTCATTAGTAATCTAATTAGCGGAACCAAAAATGGTGCTGATAAGGGTAAAGCAAACTTAAGTGTATTTTTTGAGGGTACAAAAGGCGGCTTTACAGGTATTATTCAGGGTGTTGCAACGATGGTAGATGCGGCGGTACTTTCGCTGGGTTCTATTTTTGAAGTGGCTATTAACGGTATCTCAAATGTTGTTATATCTATAAAAAATGGGTACAACAATGTTAAGGGTTTCTTGGGAGGTACTAATAATCATACTGAGTATAATTCTGTAAACCTTGCTGATGTTATGGCTAAAAACGATGGCATTTTTAAAAATGGTTTCCGATCTAAAGTAGATGGTGCTATTGAAACACAAGATAGAAACAAAGCGATTAAACAAGAGAAGGACTTAATTGCTTCGTATACTGATCTTACTAATACCAACAGAAAACTAATCGATACCCAAACTGTTAATAATACTGCATTAAAAGATTTACCCCTCAAAGCTGGCGCGACTAATCACGGTAATACTACTAAAGCTACTGCGGATTTTGCTCGCGTAGTAAAAGGTGTGCTTGGCAACGATTTAATACACTTTTCCGCATTTAACGATAATTCGCACGCTAAAAAGCGTTCCCAGCATAACGTAGGTCAGGCATTTGATTTATCTATTAAAAGCGGGGTTAATGGGAAATCACAAGTAGCAACTGTCGAAAAGATATTACAAGCCGCCCAGCAAACGGGTTATAAAATTAACATTCTTGACGAATATTTGACACCATCTAAAGACTCAACAGGTGGTCATATCCATGTTACGGTTCTTGGAAAATATGGCGAGTTAATCCCATCTCAAGTTACATCAGGTGGTCTAACTGATGTACAGAAAAAGCAAAACGACGCCCAAGAAAAAGCTTTTGCCAAAATTAATGCGGCTAGCGGAAAGAAAGTAAAACAGACGCATGAGTTTTTTGAAAAGTATAAGGGCGCTGATATTGCTAACAAATACGGCATAGACCCTGCATTCCTTGAGACTATTTTATATATCGAAAGCGGTGGTAAAGCCAACGCAATCAGCCCAGCGGGCGCCAAAGGTGCAATGCAATTAATGCCTGACACTGCTAAAATGATGGCGGGGTTAAAAGGCTTTGATAAGATAGATTTATCAGATAATGGTATTTTCGACCCCGTTAAAAGTTTAGAGCTTGGTGCGCGTTATATTGCTTACATGCGCGATAAGTATAAAACTGTAGACCTATTGAAACTAGTCGCTGGGTATAACGCAGGTGAGGGTAAGATTGCAAGCGGTAGACGTCCTGATGAAACCAAACAATACATTAAAGATACTCAACAATTTCTACCATTTTTCAGGAATGTAAGAAAAGAGGGTACTTTTGGTATGTATGGGGGCGTGGAGGAGTTTACTGAGACAAGTGAAAAAGCTAATGACTTCTTGATCCAACAAGCAAAAGATAATCAAAAAGCGCTAGATAGTTTAAAAGACCTGTACCAAAACACCGAGATACAGAGAATTGATAACTGGGCGAAGCGAGAACAGGATAAAATCGAGGAGTCGTTTAAGAATGGCGGTATAAAGTCTCAGGGCGAATACACTGCTATGTCGAAAGAGCTAGCACGCCAAGCCCAGCTTAAAAAAGATAAGAATGCCGACGAACTAAAAAACCTCGTTGAGGGTATTACTGCGTATACGCTTGATGAAAATCAATCATTAATTCTTGAGCAAGCCAATAAAAAAATTGCTTTAAAAAATAATGATAAGCTATCAAGACCTGAAAACAAGGACTTACTTGATTCCTCTTTAGCTGAGATTGATAAAGAAACAGAATACAAGCAAGCGGCTTTAAAACTTGAGCAAGACAAGCGGTTGGCGGGTGAACGCGAATGGGCAAAAACAAGTAGACAGCTTATTATTGATAACACTGTATTCAAATTAAAACAAATTGATTTAAGTAACAGTGCCAATAAAATTCAAGAGAAAAATGCTGCTATTGAGTTGATGAACCATCAGCTTGCGATTGATGACCAAACTAACCGAGCAAGGCTAAATAGCTTAACAGCCTACGCAAAGACCGAGCAAGAGCGTATTAAAGATGCCTATGATGAATCTGTAACGGCTATTAAGAATTCTAATGAGATTTATAAAGAGGAGGCTTTAAAAGCTGCCAAATATAAGTACGAACAGGATTCAGCCCTAGCAAAAGCCAACCTACAGGAACAAAAGAACGCCTTAACCGATTTCAATAAATCTGCGATTCAAAAAATCCATGAAAAATGGGACATTGAGAGACAAAGAGCTATTGCAACGGGTGGGGAACTTATGAGCCTCAAGTTAGCTAACATTGGCAATCAAGAGAGTCAGGAAGTTTCTGATTCCCGTATCGCCTCTGCTAATAAAATCGGTGGTTTACAAGCAGACCTGTACGGCGACAAAGAACAGCTTGATTTAAAGTTGCAGATGCAAGAGCGCTATAACATTCTAAAAGAAGGGTTGCAGAACGAAGCTATTTTGAGGGATGAGGCTAATAAAGTAGCTGCTGATATTGAAAAGAGCTATTTCCAACAAAGCGCTGCCTTAAAATTGTCGTCGTATTCAAGCGTGTTTAACACCATGATGTCGCTTACAAAAGCCTTCAAGGGTGAGCAAAGTAAAACCTACCGCGCCTTGTTCTATGCTGAAAAAGCCTTTACTTTAACTAGTATTTTACTTAGCAAAAGTATGGCGATTGCAAAAGCATATGCAACTGGCGGTTTTGGTGGTGCGGTTATGTCGTTTTTTAAATCAGGCGCCGCCCAAGCAGTCGTTCAAGCGCTTGTACCAAAAGGTTTTGCTATTGGTGGCTATACGGGCAATGGCAACGTTAATGATGTGGCGGGCTGGGTGCATGGTCAAGAGTATGTCATGAATGCTAGAGCAACACGCGAAATCGGTATACCTGCATTAAATGCTATGAATAACGGCTATAAAGTAGGTAATGCGCAACCCGTTGTCAATATTCATAACTATGCTGGCGCACAGGTTTCTACAGGGTTTAACGATCAAGGAGAACTCGATGTATATGTTGAACAAAAATTCAATAATATGATGGGAACCTTATCAGACCCGAATAGCCACGCCAGCCGAATGATACGCATGAACACCACAGCTCGCAATAATTACTAATATTTTTAAATGTATGAGGCTAATAGCTACCAGCTGTTAGCCTTTCTTTTTCCCTAAAATAATTAAAAGAGTTACATAGAATGGATAAATTAACTTTATCACCTCAGCGAGATAGCTACAACCCTCAAGTAGGTGATGATGTAATCTCAACAAAGTTTCAGACGGGTTTACCACGACAGAGGGTAGCTTTTGTGGGTACACCCCATAATTCTAATGTTTCTTTTTTGCTAAAAACTACTGAATTTAACTATTTTATGCAATTTTATTATGCACATAGAGCCACCTCATTCGGCGTACAGTTGTTTGCTATTGATGGTGCCTTGAGATGGTATGAATGCGTATTTACATCAAGCCCGCGTCACCGTCAGCTCGCCCATAACGTGTATAGCGTGAGCATTGATTTAACAATTGCAAGTCAACCCTACGAATAAGAGAACATCATGCCAGCTCGTGTTAATTACGATTATTTTTTACGAGGTAATCCTGACGACGTTTTACTACAGTGTTTAGAGATTTCGCACCCTGCTTTTTCAGATGTGTATCGTTTTGTCGTGAATAAAAGTGATGGTTTTACAGTACATATTAAGAATGCTGACAATTCTATTACTGACCATTTTTTCGAATTCCTTCCTGCTGATGTAACGCTTGGTAAATCACAAGACAATCTAGACAATACTCTTAATGTAAAAATAGGAGATCTAGGTGATTTATTTAAGCAAGAAATTCTCAATGTAAGAACCAATGAGGATGTAAAAGTACGGATGACAAAACCCTCTGTTGTTTATTCTGAATGGCTGCTATCAGACCCGACAAAAGTATATTTTGCAATACAAAATCTTGAGATTGCGGCGTATAAAATCGACGTTAATGGCGCTAGTTTTAGTTGCCAAGCTCGCAAAGTAAATGGGCGTAAGACAGGGGTTACTTATAATTTAAACGACTTCCCCTGCATGCGAGGGTTTAATGATTGATGTTATTGAAGGCATTAAATACGACAAAGAAAACTATAATTGTGTTCACTTTTTAATCGATATCTATAAACACTATAACAACATAGACCTCGCGCCAGCCCTGCTCATTGATAATCAATTCAAAGCCCCATTGCTTCGTAACTTCAAACCAACAACATTAAAAAATAACGTAATCGTATTGTTTCGTTCGCGAAATGAAAATCATGTTGGGCTGTTTATTGATAATAGGGTTATTCACTTAACAGAACAAGGTGTTCGCTGTCAGCTATTAGCTATTGCCAAATCAAGTTTTCAAAGAGTTGAATATTATGAAAAGAAATAAAAAAGTAAAGCTTCATGTAATTAGAAACATCCTTGATGTGCAAACTGAACTTTTTGAGGGTGATGATGTTCAACAATTGTTTTTTGAAGCATTTGGGGGTAGTGGCTTAGGAAAAAATGTCGAGTTATATCATGAAAACATAACTATTGAAAATAAAATCAATTTAGACACTGTTGATGATGTTAACCGCTTGCTTAGATTACAGGGTAATATCTATGCAGTAGTAGTGCCACTTGGCGCCTCAAGTTTAAAAAACGGCATTGGCGGGCAGTCGTGGGGGCAGATCGGGGTTTCGATGGGTATTAGTTTACTGATATCTGTTGCTTCGATGTATCTTGCGAAAAAGTTCATGAAATCGGATGTGGGCACTGCTAACTCACCACCTTCCCCCAACAATCTATTGCAAAATCGTTCTAACGCGGTAAGGCTTGGCGGGCGTGTTCCTGATATATATGGGAATGTGCTTACGATACCCGACCATATTATCCCTCCCTATTCGATATGGATCAACGGTACTGAACATGAACATAGTATGTTTTGCGTAGGTAGGGGGTTGTTCTTTTTGCCCACCGTTGATGACTTTTATGAGGGTAATACAAAGGCGAAAAATATCACAGGGATTTCACTACAGTTTTATAACCCACCAAAGGCGGAGAATGGGGTGAGTTATCAGGGCAACGACCCATTAAGCGACACGCCAGCCCTACAAGTGGGTAATATCATAACGGGTGATAACGACTATTTTAAAAAGCACGCTGTTAAAAAATTCACAGAATGCGAAGGTCGTATTTTACATGTACCTGATAATACTGTAAAGAGTGAAAAATTCGTTGCAAGAGCTAACTATACAATTGAAGCGATTGGTTATGATTTAGTTGGTCAGTTTAAAGTTGGTTCTACAATTACTATCACTGATTCGGACAAACTCGGAAGCGGTGAAGGCAGGACAAACGCGGATGGAACTGCAAAAACCTACAATCTAAATGGTAATTATAAGGTCGTACGCACAGTAGCGGGTACTAACTTAAACGAGGATAATGTTGATGCAGTGACACTACAACCTATTAATACTGTAATCCAAGATTGGGTAGAATTGACCAATGCGGAGGATTTTACAACGGGCGAAATCACTATTAAGTACAACCAAGATGAAATGTTTCAAGGTTATTTCTATACTGATTATCATGCTTATCAAGAAATATGGGTTACGTTTCTAGCGCCCAATGGGCTGTATCAAAGCTCAAAAAAAGGTGATAGCTTCGCGCCCCTAAACATCCGTGTGCAAATTGATCTAGATATTGTTGATAACAATGATAATGTTGTAGGTACAACGACTCGTTATGCTGCAATTGGTGGTAACACTGCTTATGATTCTGAAAATTCGTTAAGAGATTTCGGTCATGCTGAGATCCCTGAAGCAGTTGTTTATTTAAATCTGTTGAAGTCGCATTCAGGAACCTTTAGCAATAGTAAGTTTGTAGATATTGGTAAGTATAGTAAAAACGACAATATTAGACGCACCGCAGGTCGGACAATTAGAGTCATATACAAAAATGGCGATTTTGGCACTTCGCTAGAACCAAATCAGCGATTAAGAATACGCATGAGAAGGATAACACCCTTTATTAAAAGAGATGGTGTTGAAGCTGTGCAAGAATTGCAAATCAAAGAAATCATTGGCGCGAATAAATTAACCGCCGATTCTTTTAGAGATGATATCACAACCATTTATTCAACCCAACGCGCATCTGCTAATGCACTTCAATTAAAAGAACGTAAATTAAAAGTCAACTTGACCCGCGCTTGCTGCCTTGCTGGCTATGGTAATACGCTGTTTAATTCGCGCGAGATTGTGGTTTCGATTGCCCACATCCTGATTGATAAATACATTGGTAATTTAGGCGGTAGTGTCAACCCTGATGATGTGAAGGCGGGCTATGGTATGTTGTTATCAAATGTTGATGTGCAACAAATCATACGTGAAATGCAAGTTATTCAAAATTATTTTGGTATTAATGATGCGGCATATTTTAACCATTTATTCGACGATAACAATATTACGGCTGAGGAAATGGTTCAAACAGTGTGTGATGCTGTCTTTTCTATTGCGACACGTGTGGATGGTAAAGTTTCATTAAAGTTTGATAGACCCACTTTAGCGCCCGTTGCGGTTTTTAACAGTTATAACATCACGCCTAATTCGTTCACAAAAACTGAAAATTTCGGTGCTGTTAAAGATCAAGATGGTGTTGAAGTTACTTACAAGCGGTTGGTAGATGATAAGTCAATAACAATGCGCTATCCAAAATCAGCAATCAACCCTGAAAAAGTGGAGTTGACGGGTGTTAAAAATGGCTATGTTGCTTATCTACATTTAATGCGTAGGTACAATAAGCAGGTTGAGGGCGTGAGCGTTGTTGAATTTACAGGTGGTGACGAGAGCTGCATTTTATCCGCCCATGATCGTATCAATGTTGCTGACCTAACAAACGCCGAAGTTTTCAGTGGTGAGGTTGATCGTATAGAGGGTAATATTCTATACAGTAAGCAAGCCCTCGATGTGGATATAGAGTCGTACTACTTCATGAATATCCAAACTATAAAGGGTTCTGAAACTATATTCGTAACACCACTAAGTAGTAATTCTTTTGAATTAGAACAGCTACCATCTGCGCCTGTTTCCATCGACCCTAATTCAGTAGTGCGGGCTGTGTTTAATCTTATTTCTACTACCTACATGGAAACAGAAAAATATATCGTAATTCAAAAAGATTATGAAACACAAACAACAAACAGAATTACTGCACTTAATTATAGTGATGCCTTTTATACAAATGACTCGGATGTCAAGAACAACACAATAGCAGAGGAGCTGCTTCCCTATGTTAAATAGCGTTTACCGCCCCCTAGTTGACGGGGGTTACATTTTAGCAGCGTCTGCAGCTAGTAATTTAGTTGTGCAAAGAGCTGTAGAATTCTCAATAACTGACACTCAGCTATGGCTTGGGCTGTCGGTGCCACACTGGGTTGGATGGTTTGCTTTTATAGCAGCCCTTTTCTTTGGTGCTACGATAAGTTTACATCAAGAAACCGCAGTCGATAAGTACATTAAGCGCCCACGACTTAAGCCTTACTATAGTTTTTGCTTTGGGTTTTTCGTAGCAGCGTTTGGTATTCCTATTAAGTACCCAAATTTAACCGTTTTCGATTTAGTGATACCAGCCCTATTGTTAAGCGCAGTCGGGTCGCAGGTTATCTATTATCTAGTAGCTTTTAGCTCAAGCCCTGAACTTTGGAGTGAGTTAAAAGAACGCGCCATCCTTATTGCCAAAGGAGGTAAATCATCATGAAATTCATAGCATTGAATGACTTCCTACCTTACATCGGTATGTTAGTAACATTGATAGCATGGCGTTGCGAGCGTTTTAATACAAAACCAATTGCGATTAACCTCGCTATGATTGCGTATATCATGTTGTGGCTGTCGTTGTACCTAGCAGACCACAACCCTGAATTTAAACCAACATCAGGTACTGTTGCAGCTAGATGCTTAATTATCATAGCTGAATTCTTAACAGTCGCTTATGTGCATAGCGTCACCCACAAAATGCGCAACAATAAAAAAGAAACTAAAATGCAAAAAGGATTAGCAAAATTATGAAAACCGAAAAAGAATTGTTTGATTTTATTCGTAGCAATCAAAAGGATGGTAAGTTATCACAAGCGGAAGTCAATGCGACTAACAAACTGTTACAATTCATGACACCTGATGAACTGCTTAACTACCTTGCCGACCTAAATGATTGGCAGATCAATGACGCGCAAGAAATGAAGCTATCAAAAGATGGGGCGGGCTTGATTAAACAGTTTGAGGAATTTAGATCTAAACCCTACTTAGACGCTGTTAGAGTACCAACAATAGGTTATGGTAGTACGTACTATCCCGACGGTCGTAAAGTATCACTAAAAGACGCGCCTATTACTGAGCAAAAGGCAAGTGAGATGATGGAATTCATTGCAAACAAGGATTTTGGTTCTGTAATCAATGTACTACTTGCAAAACAAATCAAGGAAGGCAAAATCACTCAAAATATGTTTGATGCGTTGGTGTCACTTGCTTACAATATCGGCGCCCAAGCTATCACAAAATCAAGCGTTATTCGATTATTGAGGGCGGGTGATAAAGTGGGGGCTGCTAAAGCGATCACAATGTGGAATCGCGCGGGTGGTAAGATTTTAACAGGCTTATCAAAACGTCGCGAAAAAGAAAAAGCGCTGTTTTTAGCATAATGAAAAAGCCCCTACTAATACTAATGGTAAGGGCTTATCTTTTTATGCGTAACTCCAATCTCCGTTTTTGTTTCTAAACAACCTTCCACCAAAATGCTTTTTATGGGCTTTGGCTGTTTTCAAATCGTGCAGCCCTTGCCCTCCATACCTACCATCTTTTTGAAACACAAGTAGATACTTATAACTTGCATTACATGCGAACAATTCATCAATCGTATCGAAAAATGTTAACCCCATTGAAATAAAGCCCTCCTATGCGACTCTGTTATTAAAGAAGCGCTACCAATATCATTTTTTATTACTAATCGCCGCTTATCCAAGTATAATAAAGCGCTCTCTACTTTATTACCCACTGCAAGATCTAAGGTTTTTTTAGATACATATAAATCATATTCCTTAATTCTTGCAATCTCTCCCCCTCTAAATGTTGGCTTAAAAAATGTTAAATCTGTTTGGAGGTTAATGGGAATACCTGAACCATCATCATTATCGAAATGTTCATCAAGTGCCCATTGGGGTATACCCCAAATTCTAGTACCATCTCGTTTGAATGTTGATTTATCATAAATACCGTTACGCAACTCTACGTTATGTGCTCTAAATATACCATCAGCACTAATTGAGTAACCCACACCCTCTATACACATTACAGTCTGTGTAAGACCTTTATTAAAATCATCTTTTAAGGATACCAACCATTTAAAAGGCTTACATCTAAGCAGAACATCGCCGAGATCATCTAAATCAAAAAACATATAATCATCCCCTTAAACGCTCTTGTAGCTCTTAAAAAAGCAAAGCTATTCACTATATTCATTTTTCATCCACTCCCAAAACTTTTCATTAAAGTCTTTATCACTTTTTGCAACTTCTAACCACTTACCACGATCTGTATCAGATTTAGCAGTGAATTTTTTAACCACGATTTTTTCACTGTATCTTTTCGAAGCTTCGCGAGTATAAATGGGTGTTTTGTATTGCTTTTCCATTTTTATCCTTATGAGATAGATAACCAGTATCAGGTAAGATAAAGGCTATCAGCTGTTAGTTATTACCAAATTACTGGTTCTTGTTTAAGTTTATCATCTGCTGTTATTACATAGCCTTTCCAAAGGTCTAACAGGTTTTCTATACTTAGTTCCCCACTTTTTACGTATGTAAAATGTTCTAGATCTTGCGTAGTTTCAACTGCATAAAAGTGCTTGCTAGTTTTAACGTCATAAGCAACCAATATGCCTATTTCATCATCACTATCCAACTCATCAACGCCCGCATCAGTTAAGGCTTCATCAAGGGTCGGATAGAAAACAACTTCTTTTAAATCGCTGTCTGATAATGTTACGAATTTCATTTTTATTCTCCAACATAAGTTACAATTAAGATATCGGGCGCTTTGTTTAAATTATCGCGGTCAGGTCTAAAATAGTTTGCATCACAAATATAGTCTAAACCTTTGCTTTCAAAACCTGCTTCCCATAGCGCGTCGCGTGCTTTTTCAACAATATCTTTTAAATTGTTAAATTCTTTCTTTTTGCCTTCCACATTATGTAGGGCTTTCATTTTAGCAAACGCACTTTGCACTTCATTGATATCAATGATTTTACTGATAATATCAGTGTTTTGTTGTTTAACAGTTTCTAAGTCGTCTTTAGCTTTTGCAACTTCTTTTTCAACTTCCAACAACTCTTGTTCTGCTTTCAACAATTCATCATTGCTTACTTTTTGCAATTCAAGCTGTTTATTAACATCAACCAATTCTTGCTTTCTAGCATTAATTCTTGCGATTAAGTCGTCAAGCTTTTGAATATCGAGGTCAAGTTCTTTATTGGCTTTGCTTTGTGCTGCAACAACATCTAACTCGGCAGTTACTTTCAACAATGCTTCGTAAGCTTTTTCACTTACAACCCATCTTTTGCTATCTTTATCCCATTTAGCGTTAGGGAACGCGGCTTTGAATTCGTCTTTTAATTCGAAAGGAATGATAACGCTATAACCGTCATTAACTTTCTTGATGCTATTGGTAACTAAACTCATTTTGTTCACCTTTAAAAAATAATTATTGTCTGTGGTTGATGAGTGAATTATATCAGTTAATGATGGTATGATCGAGCGAGATTACAAAACTTTACAAAGATATTTTAAGCATTAAAAAACCCGCTTCGCTTGCGGGCTTGAAACTATTACACCATTTTTACACTATGATTTTAAGAAACTGTCGTATGGTATTGATTTAACTACTTATTTTAAATCCCCTTCTCCAATC